TGCTAGTTACTAATAGTCTCATTTTTGAAACAACATTTCCATCTTTAATAATCTCAATTACGGGATAACTTGTTTTACCAATAATCTCAATTCTTACTGGTGCTCTAACACACCCATTATTTGTTACTGTTATTTCACCATTAAATGAACTTGAATAGGTGAAAGGATACCTATATGGATAAACCTTATTTAGAGAGTTTTCATTTACAGTTATTGTATGGCTAACTTTATTTAACCACATAGAAAGCTTATCAAACACTATAGTACATTGTAATACACCATAAGAAATCTCAGTTTTTCCAATAGATTCAACTTCTACATAAATATATTTAAGGTTATCAGCTTTGTAAAATAATCTTAAAGAACCTTTACAGTTTTTAAGATAGTTTAGAAAATTAGTATAACCTGCATACCCTTTTAGGAATACAATAGTTCCTGAGATCTGAGTTCTAGGATTTATTCTTTTTACTAACTTATAAGTTCCACTATAATTTAAATATGTATTTTCTCTACTTACACCAATTCCATCAACACCAATAAGAAGAGTGGAATAACGATAATCAAAGATGAAGGTAGATCCTACATCATCAACTAAATAAAACTGTCTCATTATAAGTAGCTACCTCCTAGCTTCCTATTTAAAGCATCTATATCAATTGTAGGTGATGTAGTATTAACGGTTATGTTGTTTGTAGTATTATTGTTTGTATTATTATTTGTAGTTGCTCTATTACTTCCTTTAATAGTAAAAGCATCAGAAAACCAACTTCCAATATCACCAATAATATCACCAACCCAAGAAAATACATTACCTATCCCCTCAACAATCCATTTAATTGAATCAATTATTGCATTTAGTATATCTAGGATTGGTTGTAAGATTTTAAATAGGATATTAAGTATTGGGATTAATACTGCTTGAATTACTTGAGCAATTACTTTTAATGCTGGTGCTAAAGCTGAAATAATTCCAAAAATGGCACTAAGCATGATAAATAACGGCTGCAGTATTATATTTATTAATGGTTCAAGTAGTTTCATTAGTGTAGCGATAACAGATATAATAATTTCAATAATTCCCAGTAAAGGCTGTAATATTGCAATAATTATTTCTAAAATTGGTTTTAGAATTGTGCCTAATACTTCAACAAGAAATGAAATTAAACCAATAACAACACTTAGAATATTTCCAACAACAGTAATAATTCCAATGAGTGATGTGAATACAGAACTAATTAAACCAGATAATGTTTCTACTACTTTTACTACTAAACTAATGATTATTTGAATTATAACAATAATCGGCCTTAAAATACTCATCAATATTTCTATTACAGGAATTAATAAATTTACCAACTGAGTTATTATTTCTTCAATTACTGGAGTTAAGCTTTTTATAATATCAATTATTAAATTGATTATTGATATTAGTGGTTCAAGAATCTGACTTAGTAGATTAACAAGTGCATCGATAATTTCTTCAATTAGTCCTATAACAACTTCTACAACAGGCATTATTGCACTTATTAAATTATTTATTAACTCCATCACCACATCTAGAACTCTACCAAGAGCGTCAATAATAATTCCAAGTAACTCCCTAAACTTTTCATTTTGAAGTAGAAAGATTGCAAGAATTGCAATTAACGAACCCCAACCTATACTAGCTGCTTTACTAGCCAGATCAAATGCTTTGATTGCTGTTGTCATAGTTTTTAACACTGGTACAATCTTACCTATGATTAGTAATAATGGACCAATTGTAGCAACTATTCCGATAATTGTTATAATAATAGATCTTGTTGGTTCAGTTAAATTATGCCACGCTTCAATCCATCGTTTAATTGATGGTACAACTTTTTCTTGTATTACCTCTGCAATTGCACTAATGTATGGTACTACTTCTACAGCTATTGCATAACCTACACTTTGTAATGACTTTTTTAAGTTCCCTATTTCATCAGTAAATTTTCCTGCAATTTCTGCTTGCTCATTTGTTACAACCCCTAGTTCATGTGCTTCTTTTCTAAATCGAGAAATCTCATCACTTGATACACTGATAACTTCTGCCAATTCACTACCAAGTTGATCTCCAAAAATCTCGTTTGCAACTGCCGCACGAATTGCTTCATTCTCTACTTCTGATAAAGCATCTCTTATTTTTGTAAATGCTTCATCAGTAGATAAGCCTTCAAGCTCTTTAAAAGTTATACCAATCAGAGACAATTTATCTTGAAATTTATCTCCATTTCCTGAAGCAATATCACCAAGTAATGCATTTACTTTGACAAAGACATTTTGAAGCTTAGCTGTATCCATTGCTAACATATCACAAGCATGAGCCCATTCTTGATATGCCTCTACAGATATATATGCCTTAGCTGCATTATCTGCAATTTCATCAGCTGCATTCATTGAAGTAAATGTTAATGTAGTTAATGCTGTAGTAGCAGAAATTATTGGTACGGTAACATATTTAGTTAGACCACTTCCAACCTTTGCAAGTTCATCCCACTTCACATTACCTAAGGTCTTAATTTTTTCATTAGTTTTTACAAGTTCAGTGTTAAGCTTACTTACTTCTGCTTCAGTATACATTACACTTCTTTTAAGCCTATTGAACTCTTCTTCACTAATCGCACCTATTTGAACAGCTTTTTTAGCTTCTTCAAGTTTTGCGTTTTGGGCTTCAATCTTCTTCTTGGTTACTTCTAAGGTTTGATTTAATGTGGCTTGTCTTTTTTTCCAAAGTTCAACATTTGTAGAATCGTACCTAAGAGCACTATTAATTGCTTTCAAATCTTTAGATTGCTCTTTTAAATCTTTACTTAAGTCTTTTATTTTTGAATCAAGTTCAGTTGTATCTAGTCCAAGTTTTATGTTTAATCCTTTGACAGTCTCAGCCACTTCATCTCACCTCCTAAAGTAAAAATAAATCAATATCCTTTTGTGTTGCTCTTTTAGGGGCAATATCTCCTCTTACCATTTTTGTCTGAATATCTAGTAATTCAAGATATGTAGAAATATCAAAAAGCTCAGCATCTCTAATCGGTATACCAAGCTGAGCCAGGTTAAATATTATATTAGCTGTGGGAGAATGGCTTTCACCTGAGTCATTACTAGGGTGTGGACATTGGCTTTTTTACTGATCCTAAAAGTTCCCCAATTACTTTTGCTAGATTTTCTAACTCTTTAATTTCACTAATAATTGAAAAATCAAACTCATTTAAAAATTCATCATATGATTTACTTGTGAATGGCTTATGCAAAATATATGTTATTTTAAATATTGTATCAATTAAAACAGATACTTCTTCTTCACTTTTTGCATTTAATCCATCAAGTTTTTTAACGTCCGAAAATAGCTCTGTACCAAATACGCTACGGTAACTAATAATTGTAAATAAAGAGGAACGAAGTTTGATCTCATTTCCTCCTAATGTAATACTTCTTTCCATTATTATTCATCCTCAATTACAGGTAATACTGGTATTGAAGTTAAGAATGTCGAATAATTAGAATCACCGTAGCAAGATGTTATGTGTGTTGTTGAATACTTACTATTAATTTGAATAGGACGAGCAGTAATATTAAGTGTAATTGCATTTGCTTCTACACTATCAGCTTTTGATTTACTTGCTTCGTTTATCGGTGAAACACTACACAAATAAAACCAAACTCTACGCGCTTTTGCATCTCCTTGAAATTCACAACCAAGTGCAAATGTTGCTACTTCAGCATTTGTAATTTCAACAAGATTTCCATTAGTTAATTTTTTATATCCTAGTATATCAACCTTAAATTCATCACTTATCTCAGTCATCTTAAGTGATATAGTACGACCAGCATGTTGGACTAATGTTGCTATCACTGCATCATCAGCATATACTGATGTGCTTCCACCAACAATGTCGCTTGTAAACTCCTGTGCACCATATAAGCGAACTGGTGTTGCATAAGTCCATGTACCATCAGCACTTTGGGTTGCTTTTGAATAATGTACATTTGTCAAACCAAATGTAACTCTGTTATTAGGCATTTAGATTTCCTCCATATTTATTTCATAAACTCTATTAACCGATCTATCTGAATTACGGTTTTCACTTATTACAGAATAAATTAGATCATTATCTAGCATAGTTTTTTCTAGTGATCTTTCTAAATTTATATCTTTAGATTTGGTAACTAAAGTAATTTGAATTGTAGATCTATACCAAGAAGGATGATTATCCACATATCCTCTAGGTCTTTTTGTTATTTCTTGATAAACAATAAAAGGCATTGATGCATTATCATCATTGTCATAAATATTTGATCCATAAAATATTTTATTTGGTAACACTGTATTTAAAATCGAGAAAAGCTTAGTTAAGTTCATTTACTTTCCTCCATTTCTAATTATTGATTTAATATCTTCAAGCATACTAGGTGTAAAAGTTTCATATGCTGGCCTCATAAATGGTCTTGCTTCAACAAACCTTCCACCTATATGTTTAAAACCAAGCTCTACTAAATGAACTAATCTCCCTTTAGTGCTTGATGAAATATAAATTGTTTTTGTTGCACCAGTTCCTATAGTTGTCAGAATAAAACTGTCCGCTAAGTGTTTATATCCATTTTCACTTCTAGGACAGTTCTTTTTTATGTATTCTAATATTTCATTAGCAGTTTGATTTAATCGTTCTTCCAAACCATCTTTTACATCATCAGCATAGTCTTTTATTAAATCGCTAATTTTAATCCCTAGATCATCAATATTAACTGCCATATTCAACCTCAATATTAGAACTTGTAAGGTACAGTTCTATGAACTGACCATTTAAATAAGTTCTTTCGATTTTATAAAGTGAACCATTTACATTAACAAATTTAGATTCATCATACAAAACAGATTGTATTACAACTTTTAAATCATATTTAACACTTGTATTTATACTTGTTTGATATTCACTTTGAGTAATAGATCTTTTACTACCGATTACTTCTTTTTTTGATTTCACAATATTTCTTTTATTACCAAGTGCATCAACACTTGATGTAATGCTTAGCAGTGTAAGGCGGGTGTTAGCTGAGTTAGGAAACATAAAAACTTACTCCTTTACCGTCAGCACCAACTGTCGAAGCAGAAAGTCAAAACTTGGAGGCAGTTGTTTTACACTTCCGTCATTTGTAAAGCCATAAAAAGTCTTACAGTAAATTAATACTAAAGCTTCCACGATTCCATTATCACTACAAGCTATATCTTCACTGACACCAGTTGACTGAATCAACTGTTGACAGGATTTTATGTGTAGCTCTATTTCATCGTCGGCATATATTTCATCCAAAGGAATCATTAATGCCTTTTTGACTTTATTTTTGATAATTATATTATCACTCATAGTTTAACACTCCTTTTTACATTTATCGCTTCATATCACTTTCATTGTTCCGTTTTACTTTTACTCTTTTCTTTTTGTTGTACCTTTTTACTTTTACTTGATTTCATTTCATTATTTCTTTTTACTAGTTTAGCATTTCGTTGTACCTTTTTACTCCCTTAGTACTGAGGTCGGTTTCATTGTTCCTTTCTACTCGGTTCACGTTCATTGTACTTTTTTACTCTTACTTTCGTTCAGTTCATTGTTCCTTCCTACTCATACTCATTTCAGTTCATTGTACCTTTTTACTTGTTACATCCACTTAGTAACTCACACTGCTAAATTATTGCACTACTTGACATATAAAAGAGGGCTATTAACCCTCTTGAATGTTAACTTACTCAGAAGCTTTCTTAACACGTAAGAAGCCATTAAAACCTACAACGTTACCTCCTGTAAATACAGAAGCCTTGTAGCAAATGATTCCATCTTTGAATTTATAATCAGTTGATTTTCCAACTTCTATAGGTGAGAAAATAGGAACTTCATAATTTTTTAATGCCCCATATGCAATGCAGTATTCTCCTGGCTCAGTTGAAGGATCACTTAAAGATTTACAATGAGAAGAAATTACGTAAGGGATTCCATCAATAGTACTAGCTAAGTAATCTATCGTATGAACTTTTCTTCCTTCAGGTGTTCTTAAATTTGCAAATGCTCTTAGATCATTTTTATTAAGGATTAAACATGCTCCTCCTTCAACTTCTTCATCACCGCCATATGCAAATACAATATCATCCAAAGTAGTATCGGTAATAGTACTTATTTCTAAGTCTTTTGATGATTCAATAGCTGTTGCATTTGGGGAGAAGATACCTGTGAAAGTATTAGAACTTCCTGCACCTCTTAGAATTTGTTGGGCAATTTTCTTTTTAAGTGATACCTGAATATTCTTTAAAACCTCAGCTTGGTATGGTAATGAAGGTAGCTTTTCTAATTCTTCAGTGATTTCAGTATAAGCCGTAACCTTTACCTTTGTAATAGTTACATAGTCGTATACTGGCTCAGTATTTTCATAAGCACCACCCTCATCAGTTAAACCAGCTTCTCCGTGAGATTTAATAAATGATTTCTTATATGTTTCACCACCATTTAAATTCACAACACTAACCTTATCAACGATAGTTGATACCTCTCTAAAAGGAACTTCTGCTATATTTGATGCAATATGGGTAGGTAGTAAAATCTCACCAGCTGATACTGTAATTGTTCTTTTTTCTTTTAAATCTTGACCACGCTTTTCTAATATTTCTTTATTTTGCGAATTAGTTTCAACATTTACAACTTTAATATCGCTTTTACTAGCGATACTCATCTTCTTTTCTATCATTGCTCTTTCTTCTTGTAATTTATCAATTTCAGCTTCAAAAGCAGATAGTTTTTCTACATCATTTTCATCAGCACTTGCAGTGCGAATCTCAATTAATCTAGCTTCAATTTCTGATTTTCTTTTAATCAAATTCATTTTTATTCCTCCTAAATGGTAGATTTAATTTTTATTCTATGCTTGATGACTTTTGCTTTACGTTTCTGCTCTTCTAAATCCATAGCCTTTAGTTCTGCATCCACAAGTTCTAAAGAACGAGCATGGATACTAGTTGCATCATAAGCAGGGTAGTCTACTATAGATACGTCATACAGCCTCTCAATTCCAAGAATTCTACGTATTGGTATCTTTCCACTCCTATCCCAACTTTGCTTCGCAACTGTAAATGCAAATGACATCTTATCTAAAAGTTCTGCACGAACCATTTTATAAATATCTGCATTTGATTGCGTATCTATCAATTCAGCATGAACTTTTAATCCTATATTATCAACACTTAATGTAAGTGATTTGTTCTTTGTTCTAGCGATAATTAAAAAAGAGTCCATATGATTATACTTCATAGGAACATCTCTCATTAAGGTTTCATTTAATGCGTTTCTATCTATTATTTCAATAAAACCATTATCCTCATCTCCAATTAAAGTTTCATTATCAAAAACAATAGCGTATCCCTCAAGAATCATTTTACCATCTGATTCCTCAAATCTTACATCTGCAAGACGCGATTCTTTATTTATTGTTTTCTTCATTTTCATTTCCTCCTATTTGATACTGATTAGCTTTGCTAGCATCAACATAATTTAGTGACTGTAGTCTTTTATTCCCATTCTCAATTGGCTCTAATCCGAGAATTGCTCTTGACTCATTTAGTGACATTATACCTAATCCCATAAGCTTTTCAATTGCCCCCACCTTTGTAGTCCAAGATGCATACTGTAATCTTTCACTAAAGAAGACTATCTCTTCTCCTCGTTCAAGTTCATTAATTGAAAGTAGGCCATTAGAAAAGGCTTCACTTAATTGAATTGCTATTGGTTCTATTGTTGATTCGTAAAATGCATTAAACTGCGTTTCATCATATTGATTTGAAAAAATTGATTTACTTACACCAAAGTAATCTAGAATTTTACTTTGAATAAACTCAAGTGTTTGTTCGTCGATAAACTTAGGATCAATATTTAATTGAGTATAATCGCTCTTGGAATCCATAGGAATAATAGCACTTTTACCTTTAGCTGATCTCTCAAGAGCACGATTAAATTCTTCTAATTGCTTTTGCTTGTCAGTTTCCTTTAACATTCCATTAATTTTTAATAGACCTTTAATTTGAAAACTTGAAAGCATTCCGCTTTCGATCCCCTGAAGTAATGAGTCATTAATTCTTAGTGTTTTAAGTAAAGCATCATGAGCTTCATTACTTGATGTCCCGCCGAAGAAATCATTTGTTGAGTAAAATCTTTTTAAATGAATAATATTTTCATATGGAAGGATAAAATTTGATCCGTCACCAAAATATAACTTTAAAAAATAAGACCCTACATCATCTTCTATTGGTTCAACCATTATAGGGTTTAATGGATAGATTGCAGTTAATTTGTATGTAGCCTTATCGTATTTTGGATAAATAAATGCATTATCGTTTAATAAAAGTAATGAAATAGTTTTATATAAAAACTGGTAAGGAGTCATTAACTGATTAGGTCTGTATTTTAAAAGAAAAGCAATGGATCCTGTTTTTTCAGTTTGAACTCCATCAACCCCAATTTTAATATGTCTCCCTTTAAGTTTTGCACATTGACTTGCAACTCTGTCAATGCAAATTCGCACGACATCACTATTCGTAATTGAATTACCAAAAGGCATAAATGGCATTTTGATGTCAGTAATTACATGATAAGAATCAGCATTTTCAACTCTTTTCTTTCTTTTAAAAATACCCATCAAAATACCTCCTAACTAATCATGTTCTCATAATCTTTCTTATATAAGTTAAGTACAGCATAAGCTATGATTAAAGCAACAGTTCCATCAATTCGCTTATATTTACTATTTAGTTTGCTTGGTTGAATATTACCATTAACATCAACCTTTGCCTGTGTATTAGCTAAACACCATTTTAGAATGGGATTGTTATCATAAATAACAATCTTATTTTTTAAATCAGCTTCTAACTGCTTCATTGGCTCTGACAAAGTATATATTCCTTGCCTTACCTTTTCCATTGTAAAACCGGCTTCTTCCATTTCGTCAACCCAATACCTTGAATTCCATGGATCATACCCAACCCAAAGTGGTCTAATATCATAATTATGAACCATGTTTAAAAACCACTGTGTCACCTTAGAAAAATCATTTTGACTACCTTCAGTTAAAGTAATCAGGCCTCGTTTAACCCAAATATCGTATGGGACATTATCTTCTTGCATTCTTTTTTCCAAAACTTCGCTAGGCATAAAGAAATGTGAAATGATATATTTCTTACCATCTTTTATAACTAGAAGTATACTTGCAGTTAGGTCAGTCGTTGAAGATAAATCTACTCCACCAATTGCATAGCTATCTCTTATTAAATCCATATCAAATTTTGTTTCATTGTTCAGCTCATTAAATGTAAGCCATGAACCTGACTCTAGCTGTTTAATATTAAAATCCTTACACAGCATTGTAAGACGAGTTGATAAATCATTTTGAGCTTTATTCATTATGTCTTCAATATAAGAGTACGTTTTAATTTTTCCTAGAGACGGATTAGACTTTTGCCAAGTAGCTTTATCTTCATATATTTCATTTATTGAATCTTGAGTATATAACCAAGGTAACATACGTTCATCTGTTATCTCGCCTTTAATTAATTTCCTACAATATTCTAATTTCTTATCAAGAAAACCTCCGACTACATTACCTTCTGTGGTAATTATAAAAATCAGCGGTTCTTTTTTTGTAGATTGACTCTGCTTTATTGCATCATAAACTTTTGAATCAGTCATTTGATGTACCTCATCAATACAACCTACTTCTATGTTATATCCGTCTAAGTTCCTTGACTGTGCTGAGAGTTTCTTGATCTTGTTTTTAGATTTGGGTGAATAAATATAAAAGATATTTTTTCTGCTTCTTTTATCCTTTGATAAAACTTTGCTTTGTTCCCTCATGTTATTAATTTCTTCAAATAAAATAGAAGCCTGGTCATTCGTATTACTTGCACATACAATATCAGCTCCACCTTGCGATAAAAAGAATTCAGCTAAATCTATTCCTGCAATAAAAGTTGTTTTACCGTTTTTTCGTGCAACTAATAAGACTACTTCATTAAACCTTCTAAGTCCTGTTTCTGCAAACTTAAATCCATAAGAAACTTGAAGTAATGCTTTTTCCCACAATTCTAAAATAAACGGTTCTCCATTAAAAGGTGACTTTGTATGCTTACAAAACTTTTCAATAAAATCAATACGAATGTTCCCGGGTCTTTCATCAAAAATATAACGAGGATTATTTAATTCTTGTACTAATCTATCTAAGACTATTTTAAGTTCATTCCCAACTATTATATTACCCTCATTAATTTCTCTCACATATTCAAGTAGATAATTCACTATTTATTTACCTCTTTAAGAAACTCATCAAAGTAATCATCCCCATCATCTATGTCCCTACCAAGAATTGTATTCAATGTTTTTATAATAGATTGATAAGTTGATAAGCTTTGGAGATAGGTTTTGTAGGCTAAGTTTACTCTTTGGTTTCCTTTATTTGAAGTTTGAACTACATAAGATAAAGAGATAATAGATTCAAGTTTATCCAGTTCAACTTTTAGAAATGCTGCTTTCTTTAAAAGCTCATCAACTAATTTTGCTTTTGATGCATCAATGCTTTTAAATAAAGTACTTAATCTTTTGTATTCCTTATTAACCGGATTAAGTTGCTTCTTCTTCATTGCCTAAGAGCTCACTTTCATCAACTTGCTCGTAGTTTGAAATTGAATCTTCTATTCCTAAATATAACACATTCGATAAAAGTGCACCATCAATTTTTGATTTAAAGATCTTACCTTCATCAGCTGTATAAACTTGTTTACTCATAAATCAATCCTCCTTATGATACTGTCCAATTCTTAGATGTTGCTATTGCAATTTGCGAGCTGGTTAATTTTGAAAGATTTGTACTTCCCAAAGTTAGAGTTTTTGAAGTTTGACCGGTTAAGTTTTTAAGAGCATTAAACATTGCGACCATAGAACTACTTGTTAAATTATTACAATTAGAAAAGTTAGCACTACAGTTCCAGCCATTTTCTAAAATAATCTCAGTAAGTTCTTCATTATCTCTAATGTGATATGCTTGGATTACAAGTGAGAAAGTATTAGGTAGTTTAAGTGTTTTTAATGAACTACAAAAGCTAATTGTTTGCCCTGAACCACTAAACCCTGCAACTCCTTTAGGAAGCTCAAGATAGGTTAAAGTTTGAAGATATGCAAAAGAATATGTTGGAAATGTATTAATTTTACTTGGGCTTTCAAATATTATTGAAGGAACATTTGAATTATGAAATGCGTATCTTCCCCAACTTGATAAAGATCTAGGAATAACTACCCCCGACTTCCAATCGTTCGTCTTTTGGAATGCATAGTCGTATATAGCTGATAAATTTCCATCACTTGCAAATTTTATTGATTGTATGTTTGATTCCTCAAATGCCCTCTCACCAATTGTCTGTAAATCTTCATGTAATGTAATTGAAAATTTTGAAGGACTTTTATACATAAAGTTTTGTCCAATATAACGAGTTCTAGTAGGTATTACTAAATCAAAATTACTACATTCAATTAAATTAGATAATAATTTTAATTCTTCGCTTTCATTATTAATTCCAAAAATACCGTTAACTACAACTGCTTCATATGGTTCACTAATATATGCATAATTACCAGAGATAGTAGATCCGCTAATTGTCGAGTCACTTGAAATAAAAGATATAAACCACCTACCAGGATATCTGCATACATTTGGAGGAACTATCAATGAGTTACTACTAGATACTCTATAAAGGTACGTTGCTTTTTTATGAGCAAACTTTACATAGTGTATAGTACCTTCTATAGTATGGTCAATCTCAAATACAAGTTTTGTTCTTGAAACCTCTTGTTCTGTACCAAGTCTTAAAGTACCATCTAGAGTTGAAAGTGTTCCATCTGCATTTACTTTTATATTTATTTGATACATTAAATTTCCTCCTAACAAATAAAAAAAGGAAGTAGCCTTCCTTCATAGTTTTTATAATTATTTTCTTGGTACTTCTTATGAATTAATATAAATCAACTTTCCCATTTATATAATCCCACAATTTATGTTCTATTTCATTTAGTAGTTCGTTTGCTTCATAATAAATATTTTGATTTTCATTATCACTTAATGTCTCCATCAATTTCCATCTCATCTGATGTATCGTCTCAAGGCGAAGCGAACATTCTTCTAATCTTAATAATCTTTTTTTATCTTTGTCGTTTTCACTATTCATATTAAATGCCTCCTTTGTTCTTTGCTACATATTACCTCTTAAAAAAGAATATATCAAGTAGAAAGAATAAATAGGATAGGCTTTTAAAAACTATTTCTATAAAATATGAGTTTTGAAAAATCCGCCCCACGCATTTTGGTTATGGGGCCGACGGTCCTACAGGAATTATTAAAAAAGGATATATGGGGGGCATTAAAATATATCAATTTACAAGTATCTGTCGTTATAGGAATATAAGTTTTGAAACTTATTAAAATCCATTTTATCATTATAATATTCAAAATAATCTTTTACACTGTGTTTTCTTTTAGGTGTTTCTAATAAATAATCTAAGTACCTGTTAAATGATGGATCTTTTTCTGTTAAAAGTCCTATAGCTAGAATTAGCGAAAATATTGAAGCAATAATAACGACAATCAAAGATAAAATCCATAAAGGTAAGATTAAAATGTAAAATATTTTAAAAATAGGAAAATCCTCTAATACCTCAGAAGAAAATAACTTTTCAAATAATAAAAACATCGATGATATTGGTGATAAAATAACCAGTACTAAAAATAGCGATAAAACTGGTAATGAAAAAAGAATAACTAATAATGATTTAACTATAAGATAACCTATACTACTTTTTGTATAAGTAAAAAAGAATAATATTAAATCTAATTGAGAACTAATAGTAAATTTCTTCAAAACATACACACTCCTTATTTTACAAGGATAATTATACCATTTTTTAAATTATTTGAGAAGATTCCCATCCTCATCAAACTGCTGACCTTTTTCAAATCTTCCATGTTCTTTGTTGTGACATTCCTTACAAAGAAGCATCAAGTTTTCTTGGTTTATGGATACATTAATATCTGTAACGTTTTCTGGTGTTAGCCTTATCTTGTGATGCACTTCTTCACCAACAGCACCACACTCTTCACATAAGCCACCAGCTGAAGCAATCTTAATAATTCTTGCTGCTTTCCATTCATCA